TATGAATTCATTGGGTGAAGCCTACTATTACGACTGGACGCCAGCAACTAGTGGTATTTATGTTGTGACGGTTGCCGCCCATGACGGCGGTAAGCACCTATTCAAGCAGAGTCATATTACTGTGCGTGCCCGCTTTGATCCGATTGCTTTGGCACTGCACGATACCCTTGTTTCCCGTTTTTAGGGGACAGTCTTTACCATACTCATAGAGGGAATTACCCTCGCCCGATAGTTCCATCCCCCAAGGAATAAGGCCCAGCCACTCCAAGAAGGAAAAATGGACGACTTGACGGTCGGCACTACGAACGCCGACAATGCGATTGATAGCACCACCGCACCGACCACCGACATTTTTGGGGGCGACGATATTGCCTTCAGCGTCGATAATGGTCCCAGCGATACGGACACGACCGCAGAATCACCCGATACCAGCCAGCGACTTACTTTGTCTGACGGGACTCAGGTTAGTTTGGACGAACTGGAGCGAGGTTACTTGCGCCAGTCCGACTACACCCGAAAGACTCAGGATTTGTCCCGCCAGCGCGGCGAACTTGCGCAGGCGGAACAGTTGCTGGCTGCGCTTGAGGCAGACCCTCGCGCAACGCTTGATGCGTTGCAGCGTCATTTGATTGGTGACGTTCAGCAGGATATTGATCTTGATGATCTTGATCCCGTTGAGTTGGAACTGCGCGAGCATCGGGAATTTATTGAACAGCAGCGCGCTACCCAGATGCAGTATGAGATCGAATCCGAACTCGCTGGCCTTGCCCAGCAGTACGGGAGTTTTGATTGGGGTGGTGTTCTGGAGTTTGCGATCAATCAGGAAATCCCTGATCTTGAGGCTGCTCTTTTGCTTTACAACAAGACTGTTGAGCGAGAGCAGGCTCGTCGGGCAGGGAACGAGCAGGCGTTGAGCGCTAAGCGCAACGCCCCGCCCGTTTCTGGTGGATCGCGGGCACAGGGCACCGTCAGCCAGTCGGTGAGTATCGATTCTGTCATGGACGCGTGGAAGGCTGCTAAGAACGAACTTGGCTACGAGTGACGACACAACGTCCACGATAAGGAGAAAACACTATGGCTGCGGTTGCGGCATCTGGTTCTTGGGATGCGCTGGTTTCGACCACCCTCAAGAACTACACCCCGAAGATTGAGGATAACCTCTTTACCAACGTTACGCTTCTCTACTGGTTGAAGGAAGCGGGCCACATTGAGAAGGTCAATGGCGGCGAGCAGTTGGTGGAGCCGTTGCTCTACGAGGCGAACGACACCGTTGGTGCGTACGCTGGTTACGACAACATTCTGACCACCCCGCAGGACGGCATTACCTCTGCCATTTACGACTGGAAGCAGTACGCTGTTTCGGTTGCGATCAGCGGTCTTGAGGAGGCGAAGAACCGTGGCGAGTCGGCGGTCGTGTCGCTTCTGAAGGCGAAGATTGATCAGGCCGAGATGTCGCTGATGGACGGTATGAACAAGATGTTCTACGGCACCATTGGCACGCAGGACCCGAACAAGGTCTGGAACGGCCTTCCGTCCCTCATTGAGGCTGCTGCTAAGGGCAGCCAGACTCTGTCTCCTGGTGGTATTGCGTCTAGCAACCTTGACGCTTCGGGTAACCGTTGGTGGGTGAACCAGTTCAAGTCGATCGCGTCTGACGTTAGTTCCACCACCGACGAGTTGGGACAGTTTAAGATTGCTGACCTTTCCAGCATCTACAACGCCTGCTCCAACGGTCGCATTCACCCCGACTTTATTCTCACCTCGCAGCAGATGTGGGAGCGTTACGAGTCGCTTCTCCAGCCGCAGTTGCGTTACCAGTCCACCAAGGCTGCTGACGCTGGCTTTGAAAACCTTCTCTACAAGTCGGCTCCCATCATGTGGGATGCTCCGCTCAGCAACACTGGTACGAACAGCAAGATGTACTTCTTGAACTCCAAGTTCCTGAAGTTGAAGGTCCACTCGGACGTTTGGCTCAAGAACACGCCGTTTGAGAAGCCGCACGGTCAGGACGCTCGTTACTCGCAGATTCTCTGCTACGGTAACCTTGTCACCAACAACCGTCGTTACCTCGGTGTTCTGAACCAGATTGACGCTGTCAACCCGAAGGCTTAATTGTAACGTTCTAGCGGGAGGGGACTACGGTCCCCTCCCACAGAACACTTTCTTAAGGAGAAATCTCACATGGCTGCTGCCGATACCAGCAAGTCGCTGGTCCATATTCAGGAGAAGTTCATCAAGCGTGCCCAGTTTGATGTTACTGTAACCGTTCCCACCATTGCTTCTGGTGCTACTGGCGTCGTTACCACTACCCTCAAGTCGGATGGCATTACTTCCATTGGAACTACGGGCATTCGCGTGGGTGACCTCGTGTTTGCCCAGCCGAAGGCCACGACCGACGTCGTTACCAACGCGTTCCCGCAGATCGGTTACTGCACCACTAACGGTACCGTCGCGCTTGTTTTTGCTGCGGCCTCTGGCGCTGTGACCTCTACGGCTAACAAGACGTACACTCTCACTGTGCTTGGGTCGTCGCTGTAATGATGCGTCAGCCCGTAGGCCAGCCTACAGGCTCTGCGCCCGCATACGAGCGTGGGGGATCGGTCGTCAGCGACCGCATCCCCCACGGCGGGTACAGGATCGCCGCTGGAGCCGAAATCGTGGACGATGAGGCCGAAGAGCCTCCGTCCAATGCGTGTGGTGCCGTCAAGAAGGACGGCACAATCTGTACTTCCAAGAAAGTTAAGAATCGCAATCATTGTATTGGCCACTTGCGAGGGGCCAAGGAAAAGGAGTAACGAATGGCATCAATGACGGCAGGTGCCATTCGCTCCTTTGTGCGTACACATTTGGATGTGGACGCAGACGAACTCCCCAACGAACTACTTGACACGTTCATGCGAGATGGCGTTATTCGCATCATCTCGTATTTTGATGAGTCGCCCATCTGGTTGCAGGTCGATTACGGTTTTGCTACCGTGGTAGGACAGCAGTCGTACGATCTTGATTCGACCGCTGGGCTGATCTCTCCGAAGCCGTTGCAAGCCATTGACGACGTACGAGGCCCGCTTTACTCGCTGTCGCCTCGCCCGCACCGCCAGATCCGCTCTGAGTACCGTACGGATGCCCCTACGGGCACTCCGCAGAACTACAGCATCTGGGGGCGCAGCCTGTACCTATGGCCGAAGCCCGCAAAGGCTGAGGTCTACCAAATCCTTGGCGTGCGTCAACCGAACTGGGACTGGTTGACCTCCCCGACGCAGGTCCCCGACCTTCCCGAAGAGTTTCATCCGCTGATCGCCCAATGGGCGCTTGCTCGTTCGTACGCTCAGCAGGACGATCCTGAAATGGCCAACTTTTATCGTGGCGAATTCAGCACGGAACTCAAGAACATTGCCCAGCGTTGGCGGTCCAACTTGACTGCCCAGCCGCTGGTGCTGAACGGCGGGTCGGGTCATGAGGCGTACCGCACGGAACGCACGCTTGGTCCGCTTGTCTACGAATGGGAGTGATGAGTGCCTAAGCGCATTTCTACGCTTCCTATGTCCGACTTTCAGGGCGGACTGAATCTTAACGCTGACCCGTTCCAGTTGAGCGATAACGAAACGTCGGACTGCCTGAACGTGGACTTTGATCCGTTGGGCGGTTTTGTGCAGCGCGATTCGGTAACCCGAACCAATGCGACTGCCCTAGCCTCTGCTGTGACTTCCATGTGGGGCTTTTATACGCCAAATGGCAACACTCGTCAGGTCATCGTCCAGCAGGGACAAACTATTGCGTATTCTTCTAACGATGCGTCTACGTTTACGACAGTTAGCACGGCCTCAACTCCGTGGAACGTTTCGTTTACTGGGATTATGCGCGGCGCTACTTTCAGGAACCCGCAGTCCTTGGGTACTGCGGTTTCCTATATTCAACGCAACGGAGCGCAGTCTGCGATCCGTTGGGATGGCACAGCGGGGGTGGGTTTGACGGACCCCGCTCCTTCTGGGTGGAGCGAAACGATTGGCACGCGCACGCATGGGAAAATGCCTCCTGCGAAGTTTATTGCGGCGCACCGTGATTTTATTTTTGTTGCCAACACAACCGAGAATGGCGTTAATCAAGCGAGTAGGGTAAGGTTTAGTCATGAAGGTTTTCCTGAGGATTGGCGTAGCGACGACTACATTGACATTGAGTCTGGTTCTGGTGATGCTATTACTGGAATTGCTTCTTGGCGTGAGGGACTTCTCGTTTTCAAGAACAATGCCGTCTTTCTGATTCGCGGCTACGATGCCGATACGTTTGATGTTGTCAACGTTTCTAAGACGATTGGCGCTGTGTCGCAGGACGCTATTGCGGTCTGCGATGCTGGCATATTTTTCTTTTCGTGGCCTGAGGGTGTTTATTTTTATGATGGCATTCAGGTGCGTGATGTTTTTTTGAATTTGCGTCCGATGGTGGAGGACGGGACGGTTGACCGTTCTCAACGGGACAAGATTACGCTTTCTTGGTTGAAGCAGCGTTTGTATGTTTCTATTCCGACTAGCACTTTGGTGAGTGGGAATACTGAAACATATGTATATGACCCCGCGCTAAGGGCGCGGGGTGGTTCTGGCGCTTGGACTCGCTACCAGTTTGGTGGTTTTGGGTTGGGTGTCGGATTGGAACATTCTCCGCCGTCGTACGATGCAAAATGGTTGGCGGTTTGGTATGGTGGTAGTCGAACGAGAATTGTGGAGTTGCATGGAATTGGGGACGCAGATAACTTTACTGGCACTTCTACTCCTATTGTTACACGTTATTCCACGCCGTGGGTAGATTTGGGCAATCCTGCGCTTGTGAAGTCGTGGCGACGACCTGTTTTTGTTTTTCGCCGTGACGCCGATTATCAGTTGTCTTGCACGAGTTATCGCGATTATGATTATACTAATGTGGGGACGACGTTCTTTTTGACTTCTGATACTGGGGCCGCTACTGCCCTTATTTGGGATGTTGGCGATTGGGACGAGGGGACATGGGTTTTGGGGGATGGTTTGCCGCAGGGCATTGAGCGGGGTAGCCGCCTTGGGCGGGCTACCGCCGTTTCGTTGAAGATTGCTGGGCCGACTGCGGCGTCGGTCAAGTGGGGTATTAATTCGATTACTTGGAAGTATATTCCGAAGAGAGTGAGATCATAATGGGCATTCCCTCATTGAACCAGTTTCAGGCTAATCAGACTGCGGTTGCTGCCGATGTTAACGAGAATTTTGAAACGCTGAAGACTTATGTTGATGCTAACTGCATCTTGAAGGATGCAAGTCTTGACTTTACGTCGGTGCCCGCTGGTCCCGCAGCGGACCCGACCGATGCGAACGATTTGACGCGTAAGCAGTATGTGGACACGCAGATCAATCTGCGTACTGGGTTTCAGTCTGTTGGTTTGACGACGCCGTATACGATTGTGGCGTTTGGCGCGCTTGAAACGGTCGCTGAGGCGTCGTTTGTTATTCCTGCAACTTGGACCACCACTAATCTTACGTTGATGATTTGGTCGAAGTTTAAGTTGACGAACAACAACGCTACGACTAGCGGTGCTTACAAGTTGGAGTACACGTTGGATGCGCTTGCGGCTTCTCCGACTTGGACGGAGTTGGACGGGACGTTGCTGGCGATTACGACGCCAGCGACTGAGGCTACGGTGATTGGCAACTCGGCCATTCCTTACCGAGTGTCGTCCCTTGTTGGTGGCAAGACGGTCAAGGTTCGCCTGCGCGTGCAGGAGAACAGCGCGTTTGCGAACAAGTGGGTCGTGACTCCCGACATCAAGATCATGGCTATGGGCGAGGTGAGTTTTGCCTGATTGGGTTAATGTTCGGTCTGATCTTAGCCCGCAGAACGCGGGTTATATTATGCTGGACAAAACCAATCTGGCTACTGCCGTTACGACCGATGGTGCTTGGCAAACGTCTTTTACGTTTGCATCTGGGGTGAGTTCTTATTTGAGTTCCTTGCGTTATCGCAAAAACTCTCATGGACAAGTTGAACTTGAGGGACGTTGGAATTACTCTGGAGGAACCGCCGCTAATGGCAATCTTTTTCAGTTGCCTACTGGCTATCGTCCAGTTTCTGAAATTGGATTGAGCGTCGCCAGAGCAATTCCCAGTTGG